CTGTCCCTATAATTGTAATTAATACCCCCCAATTCAACAGGTATGGCCCCTGTATATTCAAATTTTATTTTATTATTATTATATTCATCCAATCCATAAACTGTTATGGTTGTGCTATAATCGTTTAATTTAGGATCATCATTTCGATTTCTAGCATTAGGAATACTAGCTTTATTGTCATTAAGTGTTTTAAGCCAACTATATACAAACCAATAATTATTGTACAAATTATCCACTGTAAAATTGACCGCAACATTTCCATAACTGGGCCGCTCATAACTGGTTACCTTCATCACTTGACCAGCATATTTGGTTTCCACTTCTGGAACACTCATGCTTGGAACCACAATTCCATAAACAGAAAACTGAAAACTTTCCAAATTAACATCACTGTTATTTCTTGTATATTGGTTCAAATAAGGACGCAGAATATTTGGTGGATTTACCACCATGATAAATTTGTCGCGACGTGTTTTGTTAAGCATCGCCTGATTGTATAAACCTGACATATTAGTATTTAAAGAAGTTTCCAACCTTCTTTGCTGTAATAATCCATTTCCATATCCCTATCATCTTGTTCCTGAGAACCGAACATAATAGGCATGTTTGGAAGTGTATCGTCATTGCCTCCAAATTTATATGTTAAATTATCATTTTTTTTGAAAGGAATAATACTACTGGGTCGATTGTTTGAATCACGAGAAACAACTTCATAATATTTTTCAACAAGATCATCATTTAAAATTAAAAGTGCCATGGCCATGCTCATGACACAATCATCAAAATTATTTGATCCTTTTCTTGCAGCCCAAGTTCCATTTGGATATCGTGTGAAAATTTTTAATTCATTCAATGTTACAACATCTCGAAATACAATTGATCGCAGTTCATTGATCCAATACCTCATGTTGATAACAGCATGATATTTTGTGTTTGTATTTGTGAATATGCCTGGTTTTTCAAAAGTTTTACCATGACTATAACTAATCATTGGATCATAATTATAATTTTCAAAAAGTGAATCAGCTATCTGTGCTCCACAATTATTTCTTTCAATAAGCAATGGTGGATTTCCCCACTGGTTGAGTATTTCCAAAAGCTTTATTGTAAAATTATAAGGAGTTATGGTATTATCTCGGTAAACTGCTACTTGACGAATAGAGGACAGATCTGCCAAATCAAATATCTGAATCACGCTGCTGGCTTGACCAACACCCTCTGCCACATCCACACCTGCCACATATACTCCATTTTTATGAGGTTGTTCCCAAATCTTATATTTTCCATCATCAAAAACAAAAAGAGGATCACTACACCCACTTTTATATTTTTCAAAATCGTCTCCGTTTAATACTGATTCGCCCTCTTGAAGAAATTCATTTCCAAATTCTTGGTCAAAGAGTTCTCGGCTACCCAAACTTCGTATTGTGCTGTCTTTCCATTTGTCATCTCGTCCAGGAACTTCCCACCAATCCACTCGTTCTGTTTTCCAATTATTGATTCCTTCCATTCCGTCTGTATACAATTGATAAAAAAGATTTCCTGTTCCATTCGGTGTACTTGCCACAAAAATTTTACTTCGTTTAGATGATGAAATAATCGGATAAACAGCAGACCAGAATGCTTCCACCATGCTGTTGTCAATGTGAGCCAACTCGTCAATAACCAATACATTCACGGAACTTCCTCGACCTGCATCAGATGATGTGGTGCTGATACTGATTCGGCTTCCATTAGCAAGACCCATCGCGGTTTTTCCATATTCAGTCACACCTGGTTTTAAAAAATTAGGAAGATTTTCGTAAGCAAGACGCACACGAGAAAAAATTTCTTTTGCTGTTTCTTCTTTGTTTGCCACAAGAAGAATGCGTTGATCATTTTGAAAACATGCAAGCCAAAGACAATAAATGGTCATGACGGTTGTTTTTCCTGCCTGCCGACTTGATAACAAACAAACAAAACGATTGTCTCGTAAACTTCTTAAAATTCTTTTTTGATAAGGATGCAGTTTTATTTTTATTCTTCCCACATCCAAATTAATAATAAAAAAATGATTTTCAGCAAAATGCAGAATATTATTTTTACACTTATCCATCTCTTTTATCATCTGTGGCGTATATTCAAACTCAGCCTGAGAAGTGGGTAAATTTGGATTGCCCAAATACCTATCATTTGATTTCATGTGATATAAATACTTAACGTATGAATCAAAAGAGTAAATATATTAAGAAATACGGTATGCCTAGAAGTAACGCAAATACATTAGTTGATATAGGAGCAGTTTATCATAAAATGCTTCTGGAAAATGCTGCCCAACAAGAACAAGCAGTTATTGAAGAAAAAAAGACCAAAAAGCTTGCGGATCCCAAAGCCAAATTTGGTACAAAACCAGGAAAAGGTGGAATATCTTTGGAGCTTGTAAAAGATAAAAAACCTGATTTGAATCCAAAATTAAAAGATTTTGCACATAAAGATAGCGGTCCTGATTTGAAACAATTGGCCGAACCTATTGATGCAAAAGAAAATAAGTTTCGCAAAAATAACTATTTTAATCCAGAAGAACTCAGTTCTGCTAATGAAAGCATAATTAATGATAAAAACGTATCTCTTATCACTATGGAACTTACAAAAGAAGATAAAAACGAAGCTTATGAACGCCTTTGCGAATATAAAACAATATGGGGTAAAGATAATTTTATTAATCTTCTTACAATTGCTGCAGTGAATGGTCAAACTGAAGCACTTGAAGAATTTTTTAGTTTTGTAAATAAAAATACAAAAAATAGAAAGGATAACAATAAATAATCTATATGAGTAACTTCGATAAACTATATGAAGCCGTGATGTCCGAGGACGACGTTGAACTTGGTATCACTGGTGCTCAACCTGGCATGGCCGATGTCGCCCCGGCAGCCGCTAGCGAAGAAACAGAGTTGACTCCCAAAGAGCATCTCGCAAAAGCTATTGAGCTTCTGCAAAAACTACAAAGCCTCGATCTTATTCCCGATCAAAGTGACGGTGAAGAAGATGGTGAAGCTGTTGGCGAAGACGAAAATGCTGGCGATGAAGATTATGAACAGATGATGCCGTCTGAAGACAATGAAGAAATTACCACAGAAGAAATCGAATCTGAAGAAATTGGCCATGCACTCGTTAATGCTAAAAAAGGTCAAGAACTCTCGAAAGTTTCATCTGGCAGCAACAAAGTTGCCAGTACAGTTTCCAATCTTGCCAAAAATGGTAAGGGTGGAGATGCCAAAGTAACTGACAAGGTAGGCACCGAAGGCGAAAGGGGCCATGCACTTGTTGGTAGTGGCGTAAAAGGTGGAGCACCCACAAGCACAAAAGGAAAATCCAACGTCGTTTCCGGAGTGGTCAAGGGTGGTGGAAAAGGTGATCAAGACCTTTTTCAAGCCAACTGATAAAAAAATTATAAAGAAAACCCCCGTTTAATAGACGGGGGTTTTTTTTTGACTAAATACATTTATGCCATTTGAATATCATAAAACCCTAAATGAAAAATTTTGGAAAAATGAAAAATTTGACAAAAATACTAGAAACAAACTTGTGGATATTGCACTTGATTTTTATGGTAGTTTAAAAACAAAAGCACCTTTGGAAGATATACAAATAACAGGAAGTATAACAAATTACAATTATACTAAAAAAAGTGATTTGGATTTGCATTTACGAATAGATTTCAATAAAGTAAATCCAGAAAAAAATTTAGTTTTCTTGGCTTTTGATGGAGAAGCATATAAATGGCGTTTGAAACATGACATATTAATTAAAAATCATCCTGTTGAAATATTTGTGGAAGATACAAACATACAGCCACATAAAACCAGAAGTGTATATAGTGTTTTAAAAAATGAATGGATCAAAAAACCTATATTCAACCCTCCCCAAATTGATGAACAGAATGTGTATAAAAAATATAATTTTTTCCGAAATGAAATAGATTTTTTAATAAAAGAAAAAAATAAAACAACAAATAAATCGAAATTAAAATCAATTCTTCATCGTGCAAAAAATATAAAAACAAAATTATCTGAAGCAAGAAAAGAATGCATGAACGATGAAAAAGGTTTTGATTATTGCGTGGAAAATCTAGTTTTTAAAAAACTACGGGATGCAGGATATCTGGATAAGTTGAATGATTTGAAAATTGAAACATTTGATAAAATATTCACTGAACAAACATGGAACAGTGGTTTGCCTGCTCTTTTCATGACAGATCTGATGGGCAAACAAAAGAAAACAAAAGATCCTCGTCATATGAAACCAATAATCCGTGATCCTGGAACACGTAAACATGTGAGAACAGTACCCAAAATGCATCAAAATTTAGACACATTTCCTGAAGTAGGAATGCTTAAAAAATCCAAAGGTAGAAAGATTGTGAGCGAACCTAGAGCGATGCAAATTGCTGCATTTTATAACATAATTTTAAGTGAAAACCCCACGAAACTAGGAAGATCTCCTGTAAGTATAAGAAAAAAGAATAATATATATGTATTGGAGAGCTAATGAGTGTTGATCGTTATTTAGGTCCAGGATGTGTTTCTGTATATCCTTTGGCATATACACCAAGCGTTTTGCGCTTTACCGATAAACAAAACAATGAATGTGAACGGGATGTTATTGGCAATCAATTAAGAGAACAAATTGATCTTTTTGGTCAAAAAGTTGATTATTGGCAAAATCCTTACAGCACATTAAGTGCGGACAATATATACGGAGAAGACCCTACAAGAAACTGGCCCCAACCCAAATCAATCATAATGGGCATAAAATTGGACGAGGATAACCTTACAATCAATCGATTTGGTTTTGATGCCCAAGACTATATGACCGCAACAGTTGCCATAAGCAGTTTTTATTACGTGTTTGGTAATGGTCAAGAACCGAAAAGCGGAGATATTATAAAATTAACTGAATATGGTAATGATCGTCCAGGCGATAGAGACGGAAAATTATTTGAAGTGACTCAACGGTTAGAAAGCGAAAATAACACCATCAATCCTTTGGCTGGCCATTATCTTTGGTTTTTGAAACTGAAACGTTTTGATTATAGCGAGGAGGTTAATCTTCCAAATGAAGAAGGAAACTTACAAGTCATGGACAATACCGGATATGGAACACTGTCTGCCACACTTAGTGGAAAACAACCAGATAATCCTCGTCCTGAAACACTAGGAAATAGTGCTCAAGAAGTTACTAAACGGTTTGTTTTCGATTATTCAGGAACCAGTAATGATAGTGTGTATGGCACTTATGATGTGCACACTGACACATAACGCGGATCAAATTCTTCTTCAGTTTCCACTTCTTCCATACGCTCCAAATTGCGTTTTTTCTTTAATATATCCATGTTTGCTGATTTAGTATCGATACCAAATTCATGATGGTTGACTTCATCCATCATGGTTTCAAAACGACTATCCATGTATTTTTGCATGGCGATTGGTTGAATCCAAAAATCTTCTGACATGGTCACGTTCATTTCAGAACACTTCTTTTCTATAAGATCGATTGATTCAATCAAGCATAACCATCTAGCCATTTCTGCTTTACGCATTTCAACACGAGCAGGACGATTATTAATATTCATTTCCATAGTAATTTTATCTTTAGTTTTTTTAGGATCATTATAAGCTGAAATTAAAATTGTTTCTTGCAGAAATTTATATTCTTTTTTATTTAAATTCAATTGTGCAGCCCGACCATGAAATATCATAGGAAGAATAAACATTTGACCAGAAGTTGAATTGGATGATTGTTTTGAAACGATATTTTGAACGTCATACCATTCATCGCTGCTCATTTCAATTCGGGCATTTCGACCTTGCAGATCCAAATCCAGAATGATATTTTGATTATTGTTGATTTCGTTGTTGGGTTTGATCGTGGATGTATTGTTGAACATAGGCTGCCAAGATACAAAAAAGCAGAGGAACGTCAAGCTTTATTTTAAGTTCACTCAAAATACTAAAGCTTGCAGATACGTTTTCATAAATTTTATGCACCACAAAACTTTTTCGATCTATTCCTTCGGGCTTTTGTATGCTTAATTTCTTATATTCCTGAAATATTTCATCAAATAAATCTATGAGGATCCTCTCCGAATCATTCAAATTCTTCTTTTTGGTTCGAAAGATTTTATATAAATTATAATACTCTGGTCCTTTTTTAATAAAAAAATTGCTCAATTCAACATCAAAATCATTCATCCAATTTTCATTTTTTACAGTAGAAAGTGGAACAACTGAACTGCTGCTTACACTTTTGGCTATCTGAAACAATAAATTACTCATTTAGGTTAAGAGGCAATGCTTCCAAACTTTGCGTAACCATAGGTTCTGTGTTAAGAGCTGTTCCTAATTTTACATAAACGGAAACATTTTTTTCACATTTTGGACAAGCATAAGTTGTTCCTTCTTCTAAACTTACAGGAACAAAACACTTTGTTTTTTCAGCACAAGGACATGTTAATTCAATTCCTCGTTTGTTATATTCTTTTTCCAAATCCAAATTAACTTGTTTTATTTGCATGCCATAACGAATGATTGCATATTTCTGAAATCCAAAATCTATAGCATATTGCAAGCCTACTGTGAATAAAATTGTAAACAAATATGTCCAAAATGATGTCACACCAATAGAATAAAGCAGTCCTGAAGCAGCTACTGGTAAGCTTAAAAAAAGAATTAATCGGTATAACATTTTATCCCTCTAAAATTTTATTTAGAGGGTCTATTGTTTCTTCAAGTATCTTTTGTGCCTGATTGATCTTGGATATGACTTGTTCCAGTTGTGCTAATTTCTCTTTCTTGTTGCCTATAAGGGGGTTATTCTTGCTTGTTTCGCATATCATTTTACTTCCACTTAATTTTACAAAATTATCCGCCAAACTTTCAAAAATCTTATCCAAAGGATATGGTAATATTTTAGGAGCTAAAGTTGCTCCTTCTGGACTAAATTTTTTAATCAAATCATCTACTGTAAGTGTTTGTCCTTTAAGCTCCCTAGTGGCTATTCCAGATACCCATCGGTTATAAATCATTTGTGTATCTTCATTAAACATATATAAATTATTTATCATTATAATAAATAATAATATGGCAGTATTTTCTAGATATTTTGCAAATATAATCAAAGAACAGGAAGAAACTGATGTTGTTGCACCAGAACCTGCGGATGCTACAGATGATCGAGCCAGCATGGAATCAGAGTTGGACAAAAATACTATTCCTCAACAATTCGATGTTAAAGCTGTTACACGCGAACAAATGGCAGCTCGTCAAACAAATTCTTCCCAAGCAATAGAATTGCAAACATGGATAAAAAACATTGATAAGTTTTTGGAATATCTAAACAGCCCAGATACAAATTCAGTTCAAACACAATTGCATGTTGCTCCTTGTGACACTCTTTTTGAAAGGGTTGCCAAAAGTGAAACCAAAAAAATTGCTCGTGTTTGCGTTGAACTTTCTGGATTGAGTGAGCGTCTGAAAGCTTACCTTATCGCCAGCAAGAGCGAGAAATAATCAACACATTTTCAATCGGGCTTTTGGTCCGTTAAATGTATTTTTTAATATAAAGTCTGTTTCAATACCGTTGATTTTCTTATCCAGACACATTTCGTTAAGATCCTTATAATCCAAATCTTTCGGCCAAACAAAAACTTTTTGATTTATTTCAATCAATTGCTTCATTTTCTTGCGAGCAGTTTCATCTTTGTTTTGATTGTCCAAAACCCATATTTTGGTATGCAAAGGAAAGTTTTTCAACTGCGATTCTTGTTTATCTGTAAGACTGCTTCGAGACTTGTTGATGCCGGATACTGCCACGCCGTTTCGACAAAAACATGAATCGATTGGTCCTTCAAATATGAAAACGTATGGATAGTCGGTTATTTTATCTGCATTAAAAAGACTTCTATCTCCCCCTGATTTTGAAAGATAATTGGGCAATTCTGATTTGTCAGAAGGAAGTTTACGACTTTGATAATAAACAATCTTTCCGTCCAAATCGTAAAAAGGAATAATCAACCGATTTTTATGAATATAATCTACTGGGGAAAACCAAAAACTTTTGGGTCGATTTACCGCTGAATGCAATCGACGGCTGCAAACATAACTTACACATTCTTTAAAATACCGATTTTTCATATTTTTAAAAACCTGAGTTGTATCAAAAATGTTGATTGAATCTTTTGGTAATATTTCAGGTTCAATCACTTTTTCTTGTTCTTCCTGTTTGATTCGATCATTTATAAAGGTTTTTTCATTAATTGGCTTGCCTGTCAGATCATAATATAATTTGTATAATTTTGAGCTGTATCCGCAATTGAAACAATAACAGCTGTTTGTTTTTGTATAAAAATAAAACCGTTTGCGTTTAAGCCAAGAATCACCTTCCCGGCATATGGGACAGCAAGCCGTATACGTTTGATTGTATTTGCTGTAACTTAATTTTGATAAATGACCGCTGAGAAAACTATGAACATCAATCATTCGTTGTATTTTAACATTAATATTGAAATATCAAATCTTATGTTTAAATAAAAGAACTATGGATAGAGACAAATATTTTGACATGGGCATGCAGTTCATAGGATACGGGATTTTTGATAAAGCCATAAAATATTTTGAAAAATGTTTGGATCTTTATGAAACAAAAGAGCATAAAGCTCTTTGTTTGAATGCTCTTGGCAACGCTTTAGAAAAGGATGAACAAACCAAAAAAGCAGAAGAAACATATAAAAAAGCTATTGAAATGGATCCTGGTAACAAATTATTATATAATAATCTTTTCAATCTGCACAAATTTCAACGCAAAAACAAAGAAGCAATAGAGATTTTTACCAAACATTTGTATAATCCACAAGATCCAAATCAAAAAATCATGTTGGCAGAGCTTTACACCAATGTGGCAAAGTATGAAGAAGCCTATGATGCTTATCTGAACCTTATCAAACAATTTCCTCAAGAAGTTTCCTTTTACTGGAAAATTGCGCTCAGTTGCAACAGCATGGGTCGGAATGATGAAGCTGTTATGTGGGTGAATAGAGGTAAACAAATAGATCCGGAAAATCATCATTGTAACATTGCTTTGGGTATTGCCCAATTGTTCAATAAACAAATAATATCCGCTAAAAAGACTTTTGAAAATCTTAAAATAGATCTTTTCAGTAAAAAATGGTATTTGGCATACATGACATTTCTTGATAAAAATTATACCGAAGCATGGAAAAATTATGAAGTGAGAAATGAAGGTGTGTGGGCAGTAAAACCTCTGCGAGAAAAGCCCATGTGGGATGGTACACCCATGCCAGACAAAACCATATTGGTGGCTGCCGAACAGGGATTAGGAGATAATGTGATGGCAGCACGTTGGCTTCATCTGTTGAAAAAACATTTTAAACATGTGAAATACTGGTGCAATCCCAGAATTTATGATGTGATGCTACACTTGAAACAAAAAACAGAAATTATTCAAAGTGCCAGTGATGCCACAAATTTTGATGTGTGGATGCCCATCATGAGTATTCCTCAACGGCTTGGTCTTACCAACGAAGACATGATGAATGATGATCCTTATTTGATTATAGAACCTAAAAAACTAGAAGGATCCAAGAAAAAAATAGGAATATGTTGGGCAGGAAGCAATAATCATCAATACAACCGATATCGCACAATATTTGAAAAAGACTATGATTTGCTTCGTAATCTTATTAAAAAGAATGATAAGTTTGAATGGTATTCATTGATCAAGGATGAATATGAAGATGACAACAAAAAGTTGGGCATAACCAATCCTGTTAAAGATTTTAAAAATGTTTATGAAACAGCTCAATTCATAAAAGGATTGGATCTGGTCATCAGCATAGACACATTACAGGCACATTTGGCTGGAGCCATGAAAGTACCCACTATTCTTATGCTTCCTTGGTTTCCAGAGTGGCGGTGGGGAATGGAAGGTGATACCACGGTTTGGTATCCTAGTGTGGAAATAATGCGTCAAAATAAAGCGTTTGATTGGAAAAGCGTGATTGACCAGGTAGATGAAAGGTTACAAAAACTATGAAAACATCAGCAGTGATTGCCAGTTATAAGAATCCTGAACAAACTGAAAAATGCATAAATCTGTTGAAGGGTGTTGAGGTTTATCATCATAATAACAGCACGAAAAACATTGGATTCACCAAGGCATACAACCAAGGAATACGTTTTCAAATGTTTGAACAAGATTATGAATATGTTCTGGTCATCAACAGTGATTGTTATGTTCATGATCGTTTTATTGAAAATCTGGAGCTTTTCATGGATCTGCACCCCAGATGTGGTATTGCTGGAGTTAAACAAATTTCATCGGATGGCGACACCATTGTTCATGCTGGATGCAGTCAGGCATATCCTTATGGCGTTCATATCACCGGAAAAGTTAGTTTGGGAATGCATAACGAAAGCAGTATGGTTCCATGGGTAAATGGGGCGTGTTTCATTGTGCGTCGAGAAATGGTAAAAGAAATTGGACTCATGGATGAGAACATGTTTTTAATTGGATCCGATAGTGACTGGTGCTTTACGGCCCGTGCACGGGGATGGGAAGTATGGTATTGTGCTGAAGCAAGTTGCACACATGATGGTGGAGTTAGCAAAAAGCCCCATAATGAGGAATTTGAAGACATCATGTTTTTGGATATGAAATATTGGGAAACTAAATGGGTTACCGGAGGATTATATAAAAATTTATGCGCGTCTTGATGTTTAATCATCATCAAGATTGTCTTCTATATCTATGGAAGGCATTTCATGAGCTTGGTATCCAAGTTGATGTGGCCAGTGAAGAATTGGTCAAACATCTTGGATTTCCACCAGGAGGCATAAGAAAAAACAAATTTGTAATTGCGAATTTATCTTTTGATCCAGAAATTGTTTATCCTGATTTTAAAAATATAAATTTTAGCAATGATTGGAATGGATATGACAAATATGTGTCTATCATTCCTAACGATCTTTTTGCTGAAAAAACGTGGTGGGATTGCCAAATGCAAGCTGAATTAAAAGCATTTGGTCATTTGGATATTCTTAAAACATGTAACCATCCAAATGCTGAAACTTTCGGATTTCAATTTTGTCCCAATTGGGTGCCACACCAGACCAAACATAAAGAAAAAAAATATATAACACAAATAGTGTCACTTCCTGCTCTTGTTGAAGAAACTGGGGAACTCATGTATCTGAAACATAATGGTTATGATGTGAAAATAGTGGGATCTCAATTAGCTCCGGATGGTTTTGCTCGGGATATTGATTTGCTTCCTTATACTTCTCTTCTTGTTCACAATAAAAATGTAGGAATCAATTGTTATGCTGTATGCAAAGCATTGGATACAGGCATTCCTGTGTATATGGAACGAAGCACCAAGGAACTTATCGGATTTAGTGATCTTCCTGATGAACTTTTCCTTTTCAAGGATGAAATGAGCATAGCTGAAGCTTTTGAAAAAAGTAAACATATTGATAATAAAAAAATCCAGGAAACTTACCGAAGTATCTACTCATTGGAAAGAACAGTGAACGCAGTTAAAAATATTTTACAAACAAATTTAAAAATGCCGGAAACCATAAATGAATATCACCTAAAAAACTGCAAAACTCCTAGTGATATAAATGAACACCTGCATATATTAGAAAATTATGCAAAAAAGTGCGATACTATTTGTGAAATGGGTGTTAGAAAAGGCATTTCAACATGGTCATTTTTGAATGCTCGTCCCAAAAAATTGGTTTCATATGATATTGAATATTCACAAGATCTTGAAAAACATAAACAATATGCAAAAAAAGAGGGATTGGATTATGAATATATTGTACAAGATGTTCTCCAAACACAGATTGATGAATATGATTTTCTATTCATAGACACTTGGCACACATACACACAACTCAAACAGGAACTGAAATTGCATGCAAATAAAGCCAAAAAATATCTGGCTTTTCATGATGTATTTTCATTTGGTCAAAGAGGAGAAGATAATCAAGATTTGGGACTAATTCCTGCTATTATGGAATTTTTAATAGACTATCCTGAATGGAAAATAAGTTATTATACACCTAAAAATAATGGCTTGCTTATTTTAGAAAAATGAAAATTTACGATTTATTTACTTTTAATAACGAACTGGATCTGTTGGAAATCCGGTTGAATGAATTGAATAGTGTTGTTGACAGATTCGTTATTTGTGAAAGTACAATGTCGCACAACAACGAACCCAAACCTCTTTATTTTTCAAATAACAGGGAACGGTTTAGAAAATTTTTACACAAGATAGATTTAGTCATTTTTGACAATGTAAAACATACAGATAGTTGGAGCATTGAAAATGATCACCGTCGTGCATTAAGTGAAAAAATACCTTTAAATTTAGATGATGCGGATATTCTTTTGCTTTCTGATTTGGATGAAATTCCCAGTAAAAATACACTGAAACAATTAAAAACAAGAGATGTGAATCAATTTCCAGTGACACTTTGTTACAGCATGTATAGCGGGTCTTTTCATAACCATGTCATCAGTCCGGAAAATCAGCTGCATAACGACAGCACAGTTGCCATAAAATACAGTCAATACAAAACAAAAAACGATCTGCAACATTACAGAAACATAAGATCCACAAGTCTTCCGCGCATACTTGATGCAGGCTGGCATTTTACCAGCATGGGCGGACCCAAAAATGTTTTGAAAAAAATACAAAACTTTGCTCATAGTGAATATCGTGATTCTGGTATCGTTTTCACAGAGGATGATATCAAGGAAAAGATAAAACAAGGCAAAGATATATTTGGACGGATGGGATACATTATAGAAAAAGTTGAATTAAATGACAATTTTCCCAAATATGTATTGGAAAACAAGGATAAATTGAAAAACCTTATTGAAGGAAATGATGTTGAAATTTCACTGAAAACCAATCACCCATACTATCTTTTGCAACACATGCTATACAGCATTAAAAACGCTGATTTTGGAAGTTCCAAACTGGATGGTGAATATATTGATCTTAAAGTGGATGGCATGACCTGTTCTGCCACAAAACATTTGACCAATAATCTTGCAAGTTTATACAAATGCAATTATCTGGAGGTTGGTGTTTATAAAGGTGCAACGTTTATTGCAGGATTGTGGAAGAATACTCCAAATCTTTATGTGGGTGTGGACAATTGGAGTGAATATGGTGGCAAGGAAGAATTTTTACAAAAATTAAAGAGTGCAAACAAACCCAGTATTATTGTTGATAATGACAGTTTTTCCAAGGGTATATTGGATCATTTAAATGAAAAATTTGATGTGTATTTTTATGATGGTTGCCATTCAAGGGAAGCTCAAAAAATGGCTCTTACACATTATAAGAAATACATGAAAGAATATTTTATATATTATTGTGATGACTACTCTAACAGCATGGATGTGGTGTTTGGAACCATGGAAGGAATAGCTGAGGGGGGTTTTGAGATAATTTATGAAAAAATTCTATATCCACGAAGCAAAGAAGCTTGGCGGAATGGAATTTATGTGGCTTTGCTTAAGAACAATTAGGCGTTGTTCAAAAGAGGACTGGTACAAAGATTTATGTTAAAATTATTGTTAAATCCAGGATTCATAACCAAACCACTTGATGCATTACTTGGAACAAAATATACCTTTCCATTGGGATGATTTATATGAAATCCATATGGTGCAGAACCTCCCACACTAGGAACTCTTAGTGTTGTTACAGATAAATCATCTGGATCAATCCACGCTATTACTGTCTGACTTCCGCTAGTTGAGAATATTTTTCCATTGGCTAGTTTTGTAGGATATTGGCAACCGTTTAATCCTCCACTTGAATAGGTGCTTATTGCATAAGTGTTGGGATCGATGACACCTATCAAATTAGTACTACCAGCGGGAATTAATAATATTTTACCATTATGTGCCTGTTCTGGCACGAATCCCCCAGTTTGTATTGATGCGTCACTTATTGCATAACTAGTGACACTATCATTGGAAGGATCCACGACTAGCAACAAGGTCATTCCTAATCCTGCAATAGGATTGCAAAGTACTTTTCCATTTTGTAATGTTATTGCTTTACCATATCCTCCTACTGATGGTAGAGAAATGCTTGAAATTGTATCAGTATTGGGATTAACTACAAAAATAAAATTATTAATATTTGCAGGAAAACAATATATCTTTCCGCTTGAACCTAATGCACCTCCTGCGGTTTTGTCATTTCCCCCCGGAGCAGCAATGTTTGCAACTGTATTTGTGCTTGGGTCTACAACTGTTACAAAAGCATTGTTATCCCCTATTAGATAAATTTTTCCATTAGGAGCCAACACACTTCCTTGATATTTTCCACTTGCGTTGGCAGGTATGGGTCCGAAAGTTGCTAGACTATTATCTACAGGATTTAAAATTACTCCAACTGTGGCAGTATAAGGAGTAAAATATATTTTTCCATTGGGAGCAATCGTGCCTCCAGTATATGCATTTGTTCCGGGAAAAGCACCAGATCCAAAAACTTCAAATGTGGCAGCACTTATGCTTATGTTTTTGTTGCTAAAAGCCAATCCTTGAGCGTGAGCGGTAACTGCAGAAATATTTGTATATATTCCTCCATCTGTCCATCCAGGCACTCGCATGTGCAAAAACTGATTGATTTGTTCAGGATTGCCTGTGCCGCTGCTGGTGCGACCCAGAAATTTACTAGCTTCCAGTTGCTGAATCTTATCGGTTGTGACACTATTATTCGCCAATTTGAGGGTGGTTACACCCAAATCTCTTCTCATCTTGGCGGCGGATAATGCAGGAGTTGGCATAGGAGTATTTATTAACTATTTGTTCTATTAAAACTTGGGTTTATAGTGGCATTTAAATTCCAAATATTATTGCTCAACCCATTTACGCACAATCCGCTAGTTGCACTATAAGGTACAAAATATACTTTTCCATTTGGTGCTAGAATAGCACCTTCATAGGCTTGACTTCCGGGGAAAAATGAAGAATTACCGTATGTTTGGATGCTGTCATTATTCGTGTCAATTACCAATCCTGTGGTAGAATCATAAGGAGCTAAAAATATTCTTCCGAATTGATCAATACAACTTCCAACGTATGGAGATGCTCCATTTCCTGTTACACCGGAAAATGTTTTAACAACACTGTTTGTTGAAGGATCAATAACCACAACAACAGTGTTGCCTGCGGATCCGACTGGAATCATGTATATTATTCCAGAAGGTGCTAAGACTGATCCACCAGCATAACTTTGGCTGGGAATGGGTCCGTATGATGATAAAGTATTTGTAGCGGGATCTATAATAATACCATACGTGTAAGGACTGCTTACGCCACAATAAATTTTTCCGTTGGGTGCGAGTGTGCCTGCTAAACAATTTTGATTGTTGGTCCCGAAAAATTGAATACTTGTAGGATTAGCGGCCAAAGGATCCACCACGGCAAAAACTGTTCCTAGGAAGGGAATCATATATACTTTTCCATTAGGTGCCAACACTGCACCTGCTCCCCAGCCACTTGACGTTCCGGGGAAAGTTCCAAATGTTGTGGTTGTGTTGTTGAATGGGTTGGTGATGGATGCTGTAGATTGGTTGTAGGCAGTACAATAAATTAATCCATTAGGTGTAAGCGCTCCTCCATGAATTGCTCCGTTTGGTGATGGAAAAAAGCTTCCATAAGTTGTTACGGTATTATTAATAGGATTGATAATTCTCCCTACACTATTGTTGTTGGCAGGCATGTAAATCAATCCGTTTGGACCCACAACTGCGGTTGCATATGCCCCTGTTCCCGGAAAACTACCAAATTTTTCAAGATAAAAAGATGAACTTGTGTTTGTATTTTTAACTTGATTCAGGTAAGCACTCAAACTCCTCCATGCTGTGGTGGCATTGAAAGGTGCGCTCAGTGCGCTGGTGAGACTAATATCAGGATAGCTTTGAGTGGCACCTACATTTCCATTTCCACTTTGCAGATTGTCCCGGCCTATAAATTCTCCTTGCCCTATTTGAAAAATTTTGTCCGTGGTGAAAGCATTAGGGGCGAGTTTGGGGGTTTGTATTCCCCCATCTCGCGCCATCTTTGCTGCATCTTGTGGTAAGCTCATGGTTTTATTTAAATTCCCTTATTAAACATTGGATTGGTGCATATATTTATGTTCCAATTGTTATTGTTTAAAAAATTAAAACACAAAACACTGGTTGCTGCAAAAGGAATAAAATACATTTTCCCATTAGGTGCCACAATTCCTCCTTCATATGCCTCCGTTCCCAATGTAAGATTGCTAAGATTTACGCAAGTTCCTAAAGTATTATTATTTGGATCAATAAATGTCATGACAGTTTGATTGTGTAATCCTCTGTTCGGTACGAAATATATTTTTCCGTTGGGAGCTAAAACATATCCGTCTGATAATATGCTTGGATCGGGTGTTTGAAAGGTAATTAATGTATCATTCGAAGGATCTAACACAGTAATACATGTTCTGGCATAATTATAATTATAAAATTTTCCATTTGGTGCCAGAACAAGGGTGTCACTCATTCCCCCCTGTGTAATACTAATAATATTAGTAACTGTGTCATTAGATGGATCTATTTTTGAAATAATGGTTGACCCATTCGAATATATAAAACCATTGGGAGCAACACTCGTTCCAGTTCTACCGTTTCTAACTGGTATATTTGAAGTATAGCTTATGGAATCATTATTAAAGGTATCAACAATCAAAAATTGAGTTGCTGTGCTCCATGGACTCATATAAATTTTTCCATTAGGATGATACACACCTGAATCATAAGCTGTTTTTATATTATTAATACTCGAAACTGTGTTACTAGACGGATCAATTACCCGCATAGTAGTTTGATTGCTTGGAACAAGATATATTTTTCCATTTGCAGCCAAAACACCTCCTGCATATGAACCAAGAGCAGGATTTACCATTGGAAACAAACCATTACCTATTGATGATACAGAATTATTAATAGGATCGATGACTGCACAATAAGTTGTTCCGTGAGGAACACAATATATTTTTCCATTAGGAGCTAATACACCTCCAAAAAAACCAGCACTTCCTGGAAAAGTTCCAAACCTTTCAACAAAACCATCGCTGGCCGGAACAAGACTATTGGTCTCCGCCACACTGCTCAGATAACGTTGCAAAGTGCTCGAGTTGGTTATGTGTGCACCCGTAGTCCAATCTGGCACCTGCACATCATACCACGGCTGTTCTCCTTGAACATTGCCTGTACTAGTGTTAGCAAGTCCCCTGCTTATAAACCTGTCACTAGGTACCTGTTGTATTTTGGTGGCAGATGCAACATTGGCTGCTAAAAATTCATTGGTTACACCCAAATCACGTACCATTCGGGCTCCAGATAGTGCTCGCGTCGGCATATTAGTTATTTACCCCCGTTTCAGAATGTTGAGAATCTTTTTTCATGTTAAGTTTTGTTAAAGAAAGGATTTGTTGCAACATTAATATTCCAATTATTGTTGTTTAAAAAATTAAAAGATACAAAATTAGTAGAACCATAAGGAGCCAAATATACATTTCCGTTGGGTCCAGCAATTAAACCATATGAATCAATACTATTATAAGGTGCAGTTGAAAAAGTTGTGGCCGTATTTGTATCTGGATCTAAAATCATAATCATAGAATTACCACCAAATCCATTATAAGAAAATATTTTTCCATTAGGAAGCAAACAAGCTTGATTTGGAACTATGTTGGTGCTAAACGAAATAACCGCAAACGTGCTTATGGTTTCGGTTTGAGGATCAAATACCAGAGGACGTGCATTGGCCAAACTTGCTGCCAGATAAATTTTTCCATTTGGAGCCAAAATTGCACTTGACGTTTTAGGACACACAAATCCCAGACTGCTTATCTGATTATTAGAGGGATCGATTACTCGTATCATGGTTCCGTTAGTAGTACCAGGAAACAAATATATTTTTCCGTTGGGAGCCAAACAATTGGCACTTTGATATTGGGTACCAGGAGTTATAGTAGCAATAACAGTTACGGTATCATTATTTGGATCAATCATTCTAAGAAAAGTGCTGATCAGTGGGATAATATAAATTTTTCCATTAGGTCCCAATACACCTCCTTGACTAGAGGTTTGGTACGAGCTGGTGCCAAGAGTTGCTATAATAGATATAGTATTATTGCTTGGATCTATTTTTCTCAAAACAGTATCATCGGCAGGAATAGTGTAAACTTTTCCGTTAGAACCTAAAACACCTCCATGTGTAATATTAACTGAAGTTGGATTAGTTATTGTGGCCACAACACTAACAGTATTTGTATTTGGATCTATAATTCTTAAAAAACTAGTTTGATGGGGCATTGCATAAATTTTACCATTGGGTAGATTAACTAAATTTACATGCGCCGCTAGCCCAGAGGAAGATCCAAAATATTCAACATAAACATTGCTGGCAGGACTTGTATTTGTTGTGGCAACTGCTGATAGATAATCTTGAAGCAAGCTGAATCGAGAAATGTGTTGACCATCTGTCCAACCTGGAACGGGAATATCATCCAAACTAATTTCACTGCAAATGTCGGATTTGGCGCTGATTGTAACAACTCCAGATGATTGTGAAACTAATATATTTTTTCCTCGGTTAACATTTGTCACATTAGAATATGCGCTGATTCCAATGGTAGGAGTTAGACTGGTTCCGCTCAAAGTTATCACGTCTATCACGTCACCTCCGGTAACAGCATCATTAAGTGTGAAAGAACTTCCGCTGCTATACAAACCATAATCAATATCACGGATCAGATGCGATCCGTTCACATAAACATCAATATTTGCTGGAATGAAATTAAGCACTGCATTATAATCATCGGCACCACTAATCAATGTTGCGTTAGGAACAATTGTGTTGCCACTGTTTACGGTGTAACGAAACGAAGCAACAAGAGCATTTCCCGCTCCAGTAATTGCAGGTATAATTGTGAGAGGTATTCCGCTCAACGATGATATTTCCACAATGTCACCCACATTCATTGTGCTTAAATTAAGTATCTGGGTTCCGTTAGTGGCCTGATAATCTAATGTTTCAACAAGATGGGAACCGTTTCGATAAACTTCCACAGCCCCAGGATTATACAATAAAAATTGTCCGTTATCATCAGTACCACTGACTGCGTTCAGATTATTGCCTGGAGCAATCGTGAAACGATAACCCAAACGAGTAACACTACCAAAAGTACCACCTGGAGTGAATCCTTTGCTAAGAAGCAAACCACTAATAGCATCGGTCAAACTGCTTAGATCAGTGCGTATTTCATCCAGATTGCGATATCCCACCAAAAAGTCAGTTGCGGATAGGACTGTTTGGGGTGTAAATTGTGTAAAATTCTTGAGTGCCATTCTTGTATTATTTATTAAAAATGCACCAAGAAAACTGGTGATGTTTTATTAATAAAAAATATTTTAAGCTGTTGGAGCAGTGGGCCAAACAATCAAGCGAGGATCACTTGCATATGTTTGCGGAATATCGCGAAGTTGCTGACGATAAGTTGTCCATTGTGTGTTGTCAGAAAGAGTTACATCTCGCAGTTGTGTCCAATCGCTATCCACAAGAAGACCATTTCGTTTGGTAATCACATCGCTCCAATAAGCGGCAAGACGAGTGGGATCATTAATTAGTTGCACAACTTGAGCTGTTCCTGCTGCAACCTGTTGATTTACATACTGTTCCCATGTGATCTGCGCTCCGCCAAAAGGATTATAAGGTTGATTTTTACCCATGCGGCAAACCACCACATCACCCGTTTCATAATAGCTTCCGTAATCAATATAAGTTGTCATATAATATATTTATTTATCTTTGTTGATTAATATTTATGTTTATTATTTAAATTTTGTTAAACATTGGGTTGGTGCAAACGTTTATGTTAAAATTATTATTTAAATTTAAATTATAAGCTGTAATGCTTGTTGCTGCTGCTGGTATAAGAACAAGTTTTCCTTTCGGTGTAAGAACCATGCCAAGATAGCCTACTGAAGCTACTGTTCCTAATTGTGTTACAGTATTGTTGTCTGGATCAAGCATGCCAAAAAATGTTCCGGCCCATGATGCAAAATATATTTTACCATTTGGTGCCAACCTTCCTCCGAAAGAGGAAGTAGCTCCTGTTATAACTGGAGCACATGAATATGTTGAAATTGTATTGTTATTAAAAGGATCTAAAATATATCCTATACTATGATTTGGTACGAAATAAATTTTTCCATTAGGAGCAACAATTCCTGCACCCAAATTAGGTAGACTCTGTCCTGTTATTCCAAAAGTTGTTATTGTATTAGTATCTGGATCAATAATGCGCCCCACGGTTGCTCCTGTAGGTGATATATATATTTTTCCGTTAGGACCAACACATCCAAAACTATAATTTTGTCCAAAAATTGAGGAATTTGTAACATATGTGGCAAATGCACTGACAGTATTGTTAGAAGGATCAATAAAATAAAAAATTGAACTGGTTGAAGGAGTTAAATATAATTTTCCATTAGGAGCACATACACCTCCCTGAAATGCATTTGTTGGAGGAAGAGAAGCTATGCTTGCATAAGCTGTTATTGTATTATTTGACGGATCCAATAATTGAAAAACTGTTTGAGGTCTAGATGTTGTACCACTTCCACAAGGAACTCCATATATTTTTCCATTTGGAGCTAATATGCTACCTTGATACTTGTTTCCAACTGTTCCAAAGGATCCTGCCCCTGTTGTTGTTGTTGTATTGGAATCAGGATCAATAATAAGAATTACTGATGCATTTTCCGGAAAACAATATATTTTTCCATTGGGATGTAAAACTCCCCCTTCCCAATTCTGTGTTCCTGCTTCAACAGGATATGCATTTGTGGCGAAAATTTCCATGTAAACTGCACTAGGTTGAGTGAATCTATTGCTTTGTGCTACCGCACTAAGATATTGTTGCAAAGTGCTAAAATTAGTTATATGTGCACCCGTGGTCCAATCAGGAACTTTAATATCTCTGATTCCGGGTTTTGCTGAAAGTGTGACAATTCCTGTTCCAGTAATATTAGAAATGAAAAAGTCTTTGCCTGCTTGTATTTGTTGAATTCCTTTATATGCGGTGATGCCCACAACTTGTGTCAGATTGTTTGCACTGAGACTGACCACTTCCACAGTGTCACCATCTGCAACTGCATCATTTAGTATTAATGAATTTCCACTCCCATACGAACCATAATCCATATCTCGAACCAAATGTGAACCGTTCAAGTAAACATCCAGATTGGGCGACACGAAACTTAAGCCGAATCCAAAATCATCATTTCCTGTGATCAGTGTGTCGCCTGGTTCAATCGTGTTGCCTGTGGCCACACTATAACGATAATTTATTTTTGATACGTCTCCGGTGCCAAACCCACTAGCCAAAGTCAAACGTGTGGAACTGAGTGCAACCACTTCCACAATATCTCCCACATTCATTGTGCTCAGATTGGTAATTTGAGTTCCGTTATTTGCAACAAAATCCAATGATTCTGCCAAATATGCTCCGTTCCGATAAACCTCGACCTGAGTGGGTGTGTAACTAAGCACTAATCCATAATCATCTGCACCGCTAACTGCATTAAGTGAACTGCCCGATGTTAAAGTGTATCGAAAACTTACTTTTCTTACAACACCCTCGCTGCTGCCCGGAACAAAACCTTTGCTAAGAAGCAAACCACTGATGGCATCTGTAACGCTGCTCAGATCTGAACGAATTTCGTCTAAAACTCTATAACCCACAAAGTTATCAGTCCCGCTAAGAACCGTTTGAGGAGTAAATTGTGTGAAATTTTTAAGTGCCATTTTGTTATTATTTATCTTTAATATTTGTTAAAGAAAGGGTTGGTGCAAATATTTAGTCTTGATTGTTAAACAGAGGATTGGTGGAAACATTCATGTTCCAATTATTGTTTGTGGGTATATCAACACATATATGTGCGTTTGAAGGTGTGTTAAAATATCCGCTATTATTTATTATAAGTCTTGTTTGTTTAGAATTAGATGCAAATATGCCACTATATAGAGTAGCTACAAAAGTAAAACCACCTATTTCAGTAGTTGTGTTTGTTTGAGGGTCGATACAAAGCAACGAAGTAGTGTTAACACTTGCTGTTGGTAAACAATAAATTTTTCCATTGGGACATAATGTAGAACTCCCATAACTATCTGCAAAAGTTCCAAAAGATGTTACCGAATTGTTTGAAGGATCCAAAACATACAATCGTTTACTTCCTTCACCCAATCCAAAATATATATTTCCATTGGGTGCCAAACAAGAAATTTGACTAAGATTATCAATACCATTTCCACCTTGCACAAATGTGCTTATTGATGATACTGCATTGTTGGAAGGATCCACAATAAAGATTGTGGAATATGTTGTAGGCAAACAGTAAATTTTTCCATTAGGAGCAAGAATACCTCTAACACGAGGAGGTACACTATTCAAAACATAACTGGAAATTGCATTGCTATACGGATCCACAACAAAATTCAAACTAATTTCACTAGCTATCATATGTATTTTTCCGTCAGGTGCCACAACGGAGTTACTTAAAGGAGTGTCTACCCCGGGATTAACGGCTGGCACGGTTGCAAATACAGATCGTGTTCCTGTGCTTGGATCTATGAAACGAAAAGTATTATTTATAACACCCGCAAACATACCTCCAGGAACTTCATATATTTTTCCATTTGGGGCAAGCGACCCTGTCGCATTTTCTCTCCGGTTAAGTGTTCCCCCTATTGGAGCAATGCTAGATATGGTCAAATCATCTGGATTGATAACCAAAACAGGTTGATCTGTATCCCCTGACATGCAATATATCTTTCCATTCGGACCTAATATTCCCTGAGCTGTGACTTGGGACGATCCTCCGCCATAAGTACTTGCTCCAAAATATGATATATAAACTGCACTGGCCGCACTTGTATTAGATGCAGCAACTGCTGATAGATAATCTTGTAGCAAGCTGAATTGTGAAATATGATTAGCATTTGTCCAACTTGGAACAAGAATATCACTAATACATGTTTGTGAAGATACTGTGACATTTCCAGTAGAAGAGGAAATTGCGGTTCTATCTCCTGCTAGTATTTTGCTGATTCCACTAAATGCACTGATTGAACTCAATTGTGATGTTGTGACCGAACTTAATGAAACCACGTTCACACTGTCACCATTTGATACAGGAGATGCTAATGTGAAACTTGTTCCTAGATTATAGGAAGTATAATCATAATCTCGCACCAAATGAGATCCGTTCAGATAAACTTCAAAAGCATTTGTTTTGAAACTAAGAACAGCTCCATAATCATCAGATCCACTGATAACAGTGCTGCCGGGTGTGATAGTGTTGCTACTAGCCACACTATAACGGAAATTTGTTTGAACCAAATTGCCTAAAAATCCGCTCAACGTATTTTGTTGTGTTACGCCAATTCCACTAAGTCCCACCACTTGCACGATATCTCCAAAATTAAGTGTGCTCAGATTCAGTATCTGTGTGCTGTTATTGGCCAAATAATCTTGGCTATTAACCAAATGAGAACCGTTCCGATACACTTCCACTTGATTGACTGTATAACTTAAAATGTTTCCGTAGTCGTCTGTGCCACTAACTGCGTTCAGATTGTTGCCCGGAACAATGGTATATTGAAAACTTTTTCTTTTTATGCTTCCTAATGTTGTTCCAGGCAGAAAGCCCTTGCTGATGAGCAGAGCACTAACACCCAACGACATGCTATCCAGATCTGTGCGTATTTCATCCAGATTGCGATATCCCACCAAAAAGTCAGTTGCGGATAATACTATTTGGGGGCTAAATTGTGTAAAATTCTTGAGCGCCATTAACTAATATTTACACAAAACGAAGGGTTATTTTAGATTAAAAACCAATCCTTTTCTTTTCTTTTTCTTGTGAATTTTCTTCCATACCGCCCTCTTCATTATATATTTCGGCAAGAGTCATGTTCTTATCAGCTTTTCTTTTGCTTCCTATTTTTTTCAAAATAATATTGGCTTGATCTGCTGTTAATTCATCAAAATGATGTTCTGCCACAAGACGACCTTTTCGGATAAGAGCTTTGTCTATCTTTTCACGGGGTGTATTGAAAGTTGCTATGATAAAGAGATTTAAGCAATCTCCAAGAAAACCATCTGTAAGATTCAAAATGTTGCTTACTCCTTCAGGATTGCTGCCTTCACCTTCCCTGCTCCGTATCACTTTTTCAGCATCTTCAATAAGCAAAATACTGTTTTTATGATCCAGCATAAAATTCAAAAATCCAGGTGTTGTGATAACATCCACAGTGCCAGGTGGAACAAAAATTATTTTTTTATCAATATTCATTGCCAAATTTTTAACAATGGTTGTTTTACCGCTTCCTGGAACACCAGAAAACAATATCAATCCTGATTTTTTATCATTTCTTAATTTTTGCAAAATATTATCATATTTTTTTACAAATTCTTTTCCATAGTTCAATTCAATATCAATATCATGGTTTGGAAGTTTAATATCAAATTTTTTCAAATATGTTCCTTCAATTCCATCCTGACAAATTAAAAACACATTTCCTTTTTTAATATTTTCTTTGTATTCAAACATTCCTCTAATTTCTTCCAATGTAGTGGTGTCCGTATATAAAATCTGCACCCAAAAACTTTTGTTCTGCATCTTTTCCTCAAACGTTTCATTGTTTGCAGTTGAAGATATAAAATCATCATCATCATCTTTTGTGCAATCCAAACAAACCAATGCATCTTTGTACACATAATAAATCTGGGTTGTGAAAATGTCCCTTTTATCATTTTTTTTGCTGCGATAATCCATTTTACTATCGAATATTTTTTCAGCTTTTTTCTTTTCTAATTTTTCAACAATGGTTTCATCCACCAATATGTTGTTCAGTTTAAAAACCAATGGCTGCACTTTGAATCTATATGTATAGTAATAAAACATATTAAATGGATTATAACCAGAATTGCTGCGTGAATATGGTTGGTAAGATTCTGACATAACTGTATTTAGCCATTGTAAATAGATGTGTGAAAAAGTCAAAAAAGAAACGCAAAATTGTGCCATTTAAGTATTTTGTAAAGAATAAGGGCATGGATGCCACCACCATGCCCAACACCGCATTTTTGCCTGCAGCTGCAGGCAGCATGCAACCTAGTCTTTAGCATTGACAAAGCTGTAATTTTATAAATAATAACAAGTATGAGAAAAGATTTGCAAAACATACGGGAAAGCTATGAACGTAATGTTTTGAGGGAAAATGTGGATCGTCTGGATTTTCTAAAAAACAAGTATGTTCCATTATTTTACGCCAAGCTTTTGCACATATGGCCCGATGAAAGCAACCTGCCCAGCAGTTACGAAGATTTTAAAAAAGGAACAGAAACCAATTCCAAATACAAAGCTTATTTGGAGTTTCTGAGTGAAACCATGGACAATCTGATAGGAGCAGATCCTTTCAGCAAAGTGGACATGGAAAAAGGAGCAGGATATGCTGGTCAATACAGTGATTGGATATTAAAAACATTTTTAAAAATATTTGATGAAAAAGGTGAAGGTGCTGGAAAAACATTAAATGACCTGAAACGATTCATGAACGAGGATCTTTATAAATTGAACAGCGATTTGAAAATTTACGATAAAAACAAAAGCAAGGTTTCCCTTAACAAAAAAAATGTGCGAGATATCAATCAAGTTCCTGATTTTAAGAACCTTTATTACATCATCAAACAATTTGTACCCAAGTATGAGGA